CTAACCCACCCGCGACTTCATATGCACGGGGCGTTTCTGAAGCTTGGGCGACATCTATTGCATTGTCGATCAGTCCGTTTAGTTTTTCTGAAAGGGCATGTAAATTAGTTCTGGCACGAATATAATCTACATCTATATTAGTATTTATAGAGGTGTCGCCAATAGTAGTAATAGGTTCTGCATCTATAACCTCAACAGGAGTGATGGACACATTTTCTATATCAAGAGATTCTGTGAGTTTATCAAATATTGCCATATTTAATTAATTAATATAAGGAACAGTAGGAGGAGTAAAGTTTGCGGTATAATCTGCTCTACCTATAACAATTCTAAGTTCATCAAAATGAGCATTAATACCCCCAACAGTAGTGAGGGCACCAAAATAAGTAGAGTTTGGTGTATCCGAAATAGTTCCAAGAAGATAACTTCTAGTTTGCGTTCCATTCAAAAATTCTCTAAATACTCCATTTTGTCTAGTATATGCCAAATGTGCCCAAGTATTTAATGGTGGTGGGGTTGTGGGTTGATCGGATATGCTATTATTCTCCAAGTGGAATACTAATCTATTTGTTATGTAATTACAATAAAATGAGTATGTATAAGCAGTATTCCCTTTGCTAAACGCGTATCCGGTACTCATACGATACATCCAAAAATCTATCGTAAAATCATTGTTTGCCAATTCTAACGATGGACTATCGGGGATATCAATGAAGGATGTGACCGCACCAGTAGTATGCAAACTACTACCACCAAATTTACTTTGGACAATAGATATTAATCCAGTAGATGTTCCGAACGCATTTAATCCGTTTGGACTACTATCCACCATAAACTGACTCCCATTATACCCATCAAAATGTAATAATAACGATGAGGATGTTTCGACATCATCATCAAGGATATTGATACTAACTGGGGCAGGAGTAGCTATTGCATATCCACTATTGGCGGATAATGTGAGAGTAACTGTTTCTGTCCCTTCTGTGAGAACATCATCAATATGATCAATTATTAATCCAACAGTAGAAGAACCAGCACTAAATGTAATAGATGTTCCTACTAATTGATAATCTGTACCATTAGTAGCAGTACCACCTAATGTATAATTAACAGTTAATGGGGTAGTAGTCGAACCAGTTCGAGTGAATTGAAAACCATTATTAGTAAGATTATCTTCTTCAATATTCGCACTAGTAGCAGCTACACTAACTGCGGGGGTGTCATCAAGAATATTGAGTATAATTGGATTAGTAGTGATAGAAATATATTGAGCAGTACTCAATAAAGTCAATTCCACAGTCTCAGTTGGTTCGGTAATAAAATCTGAAAGTTGATCAATAGTTAAGTTAGTAGTATTAGAACCAGCAGCAAATGTTACTGATGTACCTACTAATTGGTAATCAACACCAGTAGTGGTAGTACCACCTAATGTATAATTAACAGTTAATGGATTAGCAATAGAACCAGTTCGAGTGAAGATAAATCCAGTAGTATTTACCGCAGACTCAAAAACATTTGGGGTAACTACCGTCGTACTGATTGATGGTAGTGTTGGAGTAGTATCAATAATACTCAAACTAACTGGATCTGGTGTAGTTATTATATAACCACCAGCCGCTAAAGTAATAATAATTGTCTCATTATCACCACTAATAGCATCATCAATAGGATCAATTATTAAATATGCAAGATTAGAATTAGCATCAAAAGTAATAGTATTTCCGATCAATTCATAATCAGTACCATTAGTAGCAGTACCACCTATTGTATAATTAACTATCAACGCTGAAGTGGTAGAACCAGTTCGATTAAATGTAAATCCAACATTACCAGGACTACTTTCATTAAGACTCATTACATCAGCAACTACACTTACTTGAATAGGAGATACAGCAGCATCAATAATATTAGCACTAACTGGATCGGGTGTAAGTATTTCATACCCACCACCAGCAGCTAATGTAAGGGTAACAGTTTCAGTTGCTTCTGTGATAGCATCAACGATAGGTTCTATTGTTATAGTGACATACTCATCAGCAGGAGAAAATGTAGCGGTAGTTCCGATTAATTCATAATCAACACCATTAACAGCAGTACCACCTATTGTATAATTGACAGTTAATGAATTCAGTGATAGATCGCCAGTTCTTTGTAATGTAAATGTTGCATTAAAAACACCACCTTCTGTAACATTGGGATAATTAGCTTCAAATAAACTAACTCCTACAAGATAATCAATAAGATTGATAGTAACTGGGTTAGGAGTGACAACTGTATATTCGCTACTACTTAATACGGTTAATTCAATAGTTTCCGTTGGTTCATCAACGTTATCAATATTAGGATCTATTACTAACATAGCAGTATAAGAACCAGCAGCAATTATTACAGAAGAATTAATTATTGTATAATCAACCCCGCCAGTAGCAGTACCCGCTATTGTATAATTAACAGTTAGTGGATTAGCAGTGGAACCATTTCTAGTAAATGTAAATCCGGTATTGATTATACCATTATTTTCTTTGATACCTGTGGTATTAGCAGTAATAACAATTTCAGGAAGAGGAACGTCACTATCTAAAAGATTTACCACAACTGGATTAGGAGTAAGTATTGTATATCCACTGCCAGCAGTCAATGTAATAGAAACCGTTTCAGTTGCTTCGGTGATAGCATCAATAATAGGTTCGATTAATAATTGAGCAGTAGAGGAACCAGCACTAAATGTAATAGAGGTTCCTACTAATTGGTAATCAACACCATTAGTAGCAGTACCACCTAATGTATAATTCACTGTTACTGGCGAAGTAGTCGAACCAGATCTAGTGAATGTATATATGGTACTGATACTACCATTCTCGACAATATTGTTATTAATAGCAGATAAGCTAACCTCTGTGGGTAGTACATAATTAATTATATCGATACTTACTGGATTAGGAGTAACTGATACATATTCTAACCCACCAACTAAAGTAACACTAACTGTTTCTGTTGCCTCTGTAATGACATCTACGATAGGATCAATTACTAATGTCGTAGTAGCAGAACCAGCAGCAAATGTTACTGATGTACCTATTGTGACATAATCAACACCATTAGTAGCAGTACCACCTAATGTGTAATTAACATTTAATGAATTCGTAATATCTCCATTTCTAGTGAAGGTATATATGGAATTAGTAGTGCCAGATTCAGTAATACTGACATTGGCTGCGGTTAAATTAATTTCCGCAGGAATATTATTATTGAGTATATTAATTACTACTGGATTGGGAGTAATAGAAGTATATCCGCCACCATTTATTAAATTTAATGAAACAGTTTTAGTTGTTTCATTAATAACATCTACAATAGGATCAATTATTAATGTAGTAGTAGAAGAACCAGCGGCAAATGTAACAGACGTTGGAACTAATGTATAGTCTATACCATTAGTAGCAGTACCACCCAATGTATAATCAACAGTTAGTGGGGTAGCGGTCGAACCAGTTCTAGTGAAGGTATAAACTGAATTAACAACACTATCCTCAGCGATATTTTGGATAGATGCACCAACACTAACTCGAATAAAGTCAATGACCGCAAAATTTACAATATTGACTACAACTGGATTAATAGTACTTCTGATATATTCTGTACTAGGAACTAACTCTAACGAAATAGTCTCCGTCAATTCTGTAATATTATCAGGGAGAGGATCAATTATTAGTGCAGCAGTGTCAGATCCAGCACTAAATATAACAACATCCGGTACTAAAGCATAATCAAATCCATTAGTAGCAGAACCACTTAATATATAATTTACCTTTAAAGCATACTCATTATAACCAGTTCTAGTAAACGTGTATATCAAATTATTTGCACTATTCTCACCAGAAATTGAATTTGTAGCAACAACACTTACTGCAACATCTTTAATCACATTAACAACAACTGGAGCAACCGTATCTACTATATAATCAGCATTATTTATCAACACTAATGAAATAGTTTCATATAATCGAGTTAAACTATGTGTACGAGCATTAATAGTTAAAGTAGCAATATTAGTTCCAGCTTTTATCACAATAGGAATTTTAGTAGAAATAACTCCAACACCATTAGCAATTCCAGTCAATCTACAAAATACAGTCAATCGATTGACTGTACTACCAGTTCTAATAAATGTAAATTCAATATAATGGATATTAGAAACAGTAATAGAAACACTAACTCTAGTGTCATCAGCAATTAATATTGGCATTTTATTAAATTTAATAATTCTATAACTATATTTAGTTTGATTAATCTATTGTTAAAGAAAAGCCAAAATCACTAGTAGCAGTTAATAAATTATTATCTAATTGATTTACCACCCCATCATTATTCAAATCGCTCTTAGCTAATGGGGTAACTACTAATGTAGATGCAGGCGCGACACTATTTTTCATCGTGCTTATATTTACTGTTACCTGTTTGATCAACTTATTACTATTATCAGTAATTGCTCCAAATATATTACCACTAGCCGTAAATCTTAATGTATATATAATTTCTCTGGTAGAATCTTGATAACTGCCCACACAACTATCACTGTAATTCACGTTATTTAATGTAATTGGTACTTCTGTACTTGGAAAACCTGCTGTATATTTATAGTGAATGTGGGAGTAAAGTATGGCAAAATTTGCTCCACTATTTGTAGAACATCATCATTAGAAATAGTGAGTATATTGACCTCAAAATCTAAATTATAGGGCACTGGGACTAAAGTTGAGGATTTTCCATCAATACTACAATTATAGAGTTTATTTAAGGTATTCAGTTTTCGTTCCGCATCATATTGAAGTGATGTCATCTCAAAAGCGATCTGAGGATACTTCATTCCAATCAAAGTATTGTCTTCCAAATCTGGTACTTCAATCATTCTTGCTAGCAGTCGATCGCGATTGGCGTAGTGTATAGGCACCTTTATAGTTTGGATCAATGTATTAGTCTTGTCATATCTACGCAATTCGATATTCGAGAATAGCGTACCGAATGCAATAATGACGTTCTTAATTGATTGATGATATGCCCATCTATTACTTAACATTTATTCTTTTTGATACTAGTAGTCATATTTATTGTTTCTATGCGTTGTGGGGCATTCTAGACCCCTCTCAGAGCATAATAGGCTTACCCCAAGTTGCTTGATTTTCTAAATATGCTTCAATTAATTGTTCTAATTTGTTCTGATGTTCTGGTTTGAATTAGATTGTAAGATCTGGTAGCCAATCGGGAGTTTCTTGTAAGTACCTTTCGGAACTGACTAATCCTGATTTAATAGCAAACTAATAATGTAAGTTTTATAAGTAATTCATGTCTTGTGAACCAAAACTTACATTTTTCTTTACTCTTGGTATAGCAATTTGTGTTTAATAGCTAGACCCACCATTAGTATAGTTTATACCAATAGGAAGTCCAGATGACTTCTTCTGTATTGCTAAGTTGAACCAATTAGTACACAATTCTAAATTAGATAATTTATTATTAGAAGGATCGCCATCTATATGATTGATTACATAGTTATTATTAGTCTTGACTCCATATACAAATTCATGGATTCTTACCATTTGTCCATCTTTCCTTGTTTGAAATCTACCATCATCATTATCAGGACACCAATTATACTGTTTCAATAGATCTACTTTATCGAGATTGATAATATTAGTATAGATTGCACCAGATTTAGTATTGAGTACATGTAGTTTGTCTTGTACAAATAGTTGATTATATATTAATTTATGATTACCTTTATTGGCATTATGGTGAGAAAGATCGAATTGCCATAAATTAAGTATTGAATCGAAATATATCATTTGATTACTATAAACTACATTTATCATTATAACACAAAAAATTTAGAAATTGTTCATAAAATCTTCTGTAACAATAGTACCAATAATATTTTTATTTGGTCGCTCTATGACAATATCTGCTTTTTTTTCCAGAAACTCATTTATATCCATCAAACTATTTGTGTCATTAGTAGTTTTAAATTTGTCAATACTCCAGGCAGTAGTCCCACTAATAATAGGCAAATCTTCATTCAAAAACCCGCTTATATCAATCAATTTCAATTGTTTTAGTGGTAGGTTCCAGTCAACTATTTTACCAGTAATCAAGCCATTACTCACTGCTCCATCAACCACAAAATCACCAACACCAGTATCTAATATAATAGTGAGTGCTGTGCTAAATCCATCTGCTTCTCGTTCTACAATGTCAGCAGTAATGCGTTGATTGCTGTATTTGTAAGCCTCACAATGCAATTTATATGATTGAACTTTGCCAAATTGACGATAAGGAATCTCTTCTTCTACAAACTTTATTTGAAACAGTTCTCTAGAGACGATAGAATAAATAAGATCCCCTTCTAGTGGGCGAGTTACAGTAGACAAATCATTATTCAGCACTATCTGTTCAAATTTAGATTTACTTACAGTGTAAGTTGCTTCGTCTTTAACTTCAATTCCAAACTTACCAAAGACGTTGGCTTGATCTCCAAACCCTTGGTTTTGATTATCTTGATACGCTTCTAATAAAAACGAC